AGTTGTATCTATAGGTGCACCAGTTGTACCAGTTAACTGTGTTGTATAATCTTGTACAGTATCTTTAAGGTAAGTTGGTAATGCCATTATACTATTCTACTCTCCAATTGTTGTGCTTGATCAAACATTGATTGTGCAGGATTTTCTTTACCCTGGGACTCTTCTGATATAGTACCACCAGATTCTAGATTGTCCATCATATTCTGCATAACTTCTGCACCTCTGTCAATATCTCCCTCACCTGCATTTCTTACAGCGTCTGCTGTAAATACAAATTCATTCTTACTAAGTCTAGCTGGCACATCATCTGCTCTTTCCTTAGCTCCTAGTGGTACAAAACCACCTTCTCTATAGTCTTTTTCTAGACCTCCTAGGTCCATAAGACCACCATCAGCTTTTCTATTTCTTAAAGCGTCGTAAATCATTTGATCATCAGATCCTGAATACATATCGCTATAACTACCCATAAATTCATCAACACCTTTATCACCTAATCTCAATCTTTTAGCTATTATATCTAAAGCGCCTTCATCTAAAGCATTGATAATATATTCACCCTCTGCATCTCTAGTAATGTCGTAACCTTCATCAATTAAATCTTCCATAACCTTTACAGCTTTTTTAGATTTAGGTGCTATAAAAACATCTTGACCAGTTGCCTGTGCTTGGTATCCATAATCAGGAACGTAAACATCTTCATCACGTATTTGAATACTTATATCTGCATCATCAAATAAAGATTTAACCTTACCTACACCAGATTTTATCACCTGACCTGCTTTTTGTAACACACCACCACCTATTCTGTATCCCTGTCTCATACTTGCTAACCCACCGTCTGCAAAATCATAAAAAGATCTTTGTACAGATGCTTTAGGAGGCATAAAATATAATGCAGCGTTAGTAGGATCTCTGTAATACTCTCTAGCTTGTTGTCTAATACCTTCGACTGATGGTATTGGGCTACCAAACGGTATTTCTTCTTCAGTTTCTTCATCACCACCCATAAAGAATGGAGCTGCAATTGAAGCTGCACCTAAACCTGAAAGAGCAGCTCTACCCATACTAAAATTACCTTCATTATCTCTAACAAGTCCTCTTAATAAACCAGTGTCTCTTGCAAATAAATTTTTAAGATTTGAAAATCTAGATAATCCTTGACCTCCAGCAAAGATACCTTTGCCGCCTAAAAATTTAGCGCCACCTAATCCATAACCTGCGGCTGCTAACATTGCCATCTTACCTAATGGTGATTTAGCAACTTTCTTAACAGCTCTACCTGCTTTTTTAACTAATTTACCTAAGAAATATCCTTGTCTCTGGTCTTCGAGACCCATAATGCCACCCATATTGCGCATCTGCCTTTCCATATCCATTCTTGAAATTGCCATAGTTTGTCCTTTTTATCGCTTTTTTGTTCTATAATCAATCATATATCTCCAGCATGTCTGCTAGTCCGCCACTTAAATACCCTGTTCTTCCTCTTCCTGATCTAGAAGAAAACTGGCCACTTCCTTCTGACGTTCCTGCTCTATCTGCACGTGAGGTACTAAAACCACCATCACGATTTGTAAAGCCTTGTCTATCGGCACTTTTATATACAGATTGGTTTTGTGCTCTTGCTCTATCTGCTGATTGAGCTTCTCTTGAAACTCGTTCTTGATAAGCTTTTTCTGCCGCTGCTGTTGCTTTTCTTGCTTCTTCAGCAGCAATTTTTGCTTGCATATCTCTTTTTCTTTTAGCCGCAAGCTCTAAATCTCGTTGTTTTTTTATTGCTAAATCTGCAACTTTTTTATCTTTTCTAAGTTTTGATACTAACCCTGTTCTCTTACGTGCTTCTAAAATTTCTTCTTCTGCTTGATCTAATAGCTCTAGTCTTTGTCTTGCTAACTCAGGATTTGTTTTCATTAATCCTTCCATAATTGTATTTCTTCGTTTATCAAATGTATCTGCATCTATTTTGTTAAGATTGTATCCTGCCATGATACCACCAGCAGTATTATAGTCATTAGTAACAATTCTACCTATGTCATCTGTAAATATACCAGCAGCTCTAGCTTGATTTTCCAAAGCAGCCCTTTCGTTAAAAGGTAAAACATTTTCTACAAATCCTTTTGCGGCTCCTAACCCTTTTCCTATAAGACTATTTTGCATATACCTTCCTATAGCAGCAGGTATGCCTGTTTCCGGAACACCTGATGGTACACCATAATACTCTGGGTAGTTGTCCATAAATTTTTGTGCTTCTGTCATTGAAGAGTATCGAGGGTCATAAGGGTCAACATATTGTCCCTCTGTTCGATATCTTTCTTGATTGTCTAAAATTTTTTCACCATAGTAATCTAGTACTTCTTGAGACGGTCTCATACCTGTAAGAGTTTCTGTTCTAGCATTTAGTCCTCTTGCGTCTGGTCTTGGATCGTTAATATCTTGTAAAGCTTTGTTATACATAAATTGAGCATTTTTTATTTCTCCAGAAGGATCAAATGATCGTGGATTAAATGTTCTAGAATATATTTCAGCAGCTTGTCTAGCTTCATAAGGATTAAAGTCTTGTCTAACTGTACTCATATTTGTATTGTATGGATTGGATCCATCACTACTATCTCTAGGTATTAAAGTAGAAATACCCGCTTTGTCAGTAGTTGTAACAGATTCGTTTTCAGGTATTTTAAATGGATTTAATAAAAACTCAGTTCTGGGTATATAGTTATATCCTGCTTCTATTACTTTTTTATCGTAATCACTTAATGGCATTATTTATCCGATGATGCACCTAATGGTGGCATTGCTGCTACTTTAATTTTTAATGATCTTGTTATGTGTTCTTTTTGAGTATCTGTTTCAGGATTAGCAATATCATCTTCTGCTTCTTTGTCTGAGTTGTACTCGTAATTAGTTTGTGTATTTCTTAATACTACTTCTGTTTCACATTTAACAACTGGTACTTTTTTACCATTTATTTCTGTGTATGCTACTTCTGCTTCTTCTTTAAATGCCATATTATACTCCTCCTCCTGGTCCTGGTGCAACACCACTGTCGGTTATATATACTCTACTAACTTCTAGCAAAGCTGTTGTTCCACTTATACCAGATGTTACAGAAGTTGCAATTCTCAATTCATCTAATTCTTCTAATATTACAGATCCTTTTAATAAGTTACAGATAGTAGGTCCAGTGATATCTGCATAAGCTATTAAGAACTGAGTGTTAGAAGAGCTATCATAAATATATGCTTGTACTACTTTACTTCCACTTGTATTCGTTATTTGAATAGTTTGAAAAATAGCTCTAGCTTCAGATGGACAAGTATACACTGTCTCCGCGGTAGTTCCTGTTGGTGCATAAAATGCGTTTTTATATACGTTTGCCATTAATTATCCTTTAATATTCCTTCTCCAAACACATTCATTTCATAAGTACCCAATAGAGTTCTTAATTGAAATTGTATATCTGTTTTTTCATTATATTTAAATGGCAATCTTCTTTGAATATTCATATTACTTTCAAAAGTAGTTCTTGCTACAACATATATTTGACCGGTATTATATTGAACATAGTTTCTAAATAGACCAGGTTTTGCTGCAGTGCTATCATTTGAAAAAGCATCAATTCTATATAGATAAAAAGATTTACCAGCGGGGACGGTAAATATACTAGCTTGATTTCTACCAACACCTGCTAATATTTTTGCATAGGTTGTACCACCATTTGCAACCGTAATATCTCCAGCGTTAACTCCAGATGTTTTAGAAAATATTACATCATTAATTCTAAAAAACCCTGCACTTGTTGTAGGTGGGGTTGCATTGTTTGCAACGACTGCCTCTGATATAATATTATAACTCGCATCCAATCCAATAATAGTCACTGTGCCACCATCATCACTTGCAGATGCACTTGTTACAGTCATAGTTAATGCTGAACCTGGATAAGTATAGGCTGTTGCATTTTCCCACATAGGAATAAAAGTAGTAGAAGTAGATGCTTGCCAACCAAATATATTTCTAACAGAAGACCCTGATACATTGCCTTCAGAAACCATTTGTAAATAGTCAGGACAAGTAGAGCAATTAACATTATTACAACTCATTAACAATCACCCCCACTACCACCTTTAAACCATGCATATCTTTCATTTTCTTCTTTTAAATCTTGTAAGTATGTAGAGTTTAATTGTTCAACAATTAATGCAATTGCTCTTCTTATCTGTTTTTGATTTGATACATCATACTCTTCTTTTGGTTCTGGTATTCTTACAACTATTTTAGCCATTATCTACGTCCATCTGGTTGCACATCCAATCTAAAAGTCCCAAATCTCCATGATTGACCTTCGCCAATATTTTTTATTTCAATATTAACAAATCGTCCTCGTGCTCTTGTATCTTTTTTTTGAGTAGATGTTGTAATTTTAAATGGACTCAAGGCTGTTGTTGTTTCAGAATCTGAAGGATATCTTTTGACCGCAAGAATTACTTCTACCTCATCTTGTAAATCTTTAAAGTCTGGTAAAAATCTTCTGACTGCTAAAAAAACTTCTCCTGCTAGTGCATATGTTTGTCCTCTTTGTGCCTGTTGAAGATCATAATCATATGATTTTACATACGATGTAATAATTGTTGTAGCGCCATCTGGATTTATTTGATCTGTTCCAACCTCATGTTCAAATAATATAGTTTGCCCGAGCCCTGATTCTCCAATAATTAATGGAAATGTACCTGTAGCGCTTTCATTAAATTTAGTTGCAATAGGGTTAGGGTATACTGTTGAATCAATCCAAGTTGTTCTAGCCTCTGTTCCTATGTACCAAACGCCTCCAGGTATTTTACCGCTTTCTCCGTAGTTAAATACAACATATTGATCATTGTAATCTGAGTTTGTAGATGGGTAATACCAAATTACTTCTGTGAATAAATTATTGATACCTGCATATACTTGTTGACCTTTTGTCGTATCGGCTTGATCATAGACATAGTCTTCAACAGTACATGGTAGAGATCTAACAGTACCATCAAATGCAAAAAAACCATTTGAAGACATCCAATAAGCAATACCGTCTATTTCAACAGCTGCATTTTTACCAATCAATCCACAGTTAGTACCTACCTGTTCAAAGCCGAATGTAAAAGGTGCACCAATAAACTTCATTGCATATAAGGCATTATCTGTCCAAACAAGAATTGTTTCTTTTGCTTTTAAAGAACCTACAATTCGAGTTCCGTCCTGTAATCTTTGTGATCCAGCAGTATTAGTTGCTGTTGGTGTGTATGAGTTTATATTTTCTTGATCCGAAAATCTTATAAACATATCATCTTGAGTTGATGGTGTACCAATAGTTGTTTCAGTTCCTAGATGAATTAAGTGCCTAGTTGTAGGTGACACTAATGTAACTCTTGTTGCAGTTGGATTAGATGACGTAGAAAAACCTGCAGTAGATGTAGACGCTCTTATTGTTAAGGCATCCGTAGCTCCTGCGTTCCATGTAAATGTTTTACCGTTTGCAATCGTTGCAATCAATACCTGACCAAAATTACTCAATGACCATAGACCTGGTTCAAGAGATACTTCTGATGCAGGAGCTGCTTCACCCCAATCAACAAAGTCTGCAGCATTAGTAACTGTAGCACCATCAGAGTGTGCTGCTCTTATTGATCCATCAACTGCTCTTGTAATACCTGTTAAGTCATTACTAGATACACCACTGTATGAAATTAATTCTGTGCCAACTTGTATTCTACCTGTTGTTGGAAATCCTGCTGTTGATGTTAAAGTAATAGCTGTTCCTGATCCACCTGTACCATTTGCATCATCTAATAATGCACCATTCAAAGTATTAGTAACAGCACCTGTAACTGTTCCACCCCACTCTGATACACCCCAACCGTAACCATAAGACTGTGCAGCCGGTCCAACTTGCTCGTAGGGTTTAACTTCTAAACTACCACCTGCTGAAACAGTTGCTGTAGCGTTACTCGATTGTGTGACTGTAAAAACGGTTGCTGATGTAATAGATGTTACTTGAAATAATTTGTCTTCAAAATCTGAATTAGCATAACCTGTACCTGCTGGTAAAGTTACATTATCTAATAATACAATATCACCTGCATATAAATTATGATTACTTGTTGTTGTAATAGAACAAATATTAGAGTTGTTGGTTGTTGCAATAGTTGAAGATGATAATGTAGCTTTTAATGGAGTAATGTCATATAGTTGACCTTCAAAATACAGTAATAAAAACTTATCTGATCCAATAGCAACATATCGGTTACCATCTAAATCAACAAAAGCAAATTCTTTTCTTGCAACACCTGTAATTGTATCTGAAACAAGTGACGACCAACCACCAACTTTTTCAGGTAGTCCATATCTAAACCTAACATTATCACAATCTACCCAACGTTTTTCAGCGCCTGCGGTTGTGTTCTGTTTATCAATTCCTGGAGCAAATTGAAAATCAAGAAGAGCCATAATTTAGCTCCTATATTTTATCTTTGTATACCCAGCCTAGTGTTGCATTAACATACACTAACGTAAAAGCTGAAGCATTTGTGCTAACGATTAGATCAGAACCTGCACCATTTATATTTGATCCATTTCTTCCCACCGTTAAATTGTTAGATGCAAGATTGTTTCCGCTATCAATAAATGTAACTTCATTTCCTATTACAGGAGATGCTGGTAGGGTAATTGTAACTGCAGTACCGATACCACTTCCAGAAGTGTCTATTAAAACTTGGTCACCATTAACTGCAGTGTAAGCAGTTGAAGGTGTATAATACCCTTTTGTAATTGGACCAGAAAACATATTAGCTCCATTAGAGTATAAAACCATTTTAGCACCTACAGGAACAACCACTCCTGTTGACTCTGTAGCGACTTTTACATTTAATGTGTAATTAGAATTTGATCTTGTAGTTGCATCTTCTATAATAAATACTCTTTCAGAAGAAGCCGGCATAGTAACTGTTCTATTAGCGGTTAGTGTCCCTGTTAATTTGTAGTATAGATTTTTACCATTTGCTGTTGCATGATTAGCTAGAGATAAAGCAACATCCGCTGAACCTACTGGAAGCGGTAAATAACCACTAGCTGCTTGTTCTAGAATTTTTAGGTTTGTATTTGTAATTGTGCCCCAGGTTCCTGATTTTTCCCCTGTGGTTATAAGTTCTAGTTTTAAATCTGTTGATGTACTTGATGCCATAT